CGTGAGGATCCGGTAGGGGTAGTCCATATAACCCTTACTAGCCCGAGAAGCGGGCATATGAGGACTTTTAACCGGAAGGCAATTCCATCACTTTCCCGAAGAATCTACCAGAATCTGTTAAGAGACTGGAAGTCCGCCTTGTTCAAGGGCAGACCATACAGATTGTAGCCCACCGGAGTCGATATATCCTCCATTGGCAGACCACAAGGCGACGTCAGGTCGCATGAGGCTAAGAGGGGATTAATCCTCCTTTCTAAGTGTCCTCCGTCTGTACATTCTTCGACGAACCGTAACCTCTCCCCGTGTCTACGGGGCTTCATTCTTTCAACCAGCCGACGAATTTTCGTTGGTGCAACGCGATCGGAGGCCGCCATACGATAGCGGTTAACGATGGGCTCGAGAAAGCCCTTTCTACGTGTCAGCCAAGTTGCGAAAGTGTTAAGACGAGTATTTGTTCTTAATCTCGCCTTTTCTCTATGACGCTTGATCTCATTAAGCGCCGTGGGGATTGGCCGGTAACAGAGCCAATGCCGATAAGCAGACACCCAATCCTTTGGTGTCGTCTTATAGGGATCACTTTCTAGAATGGAACCGCCCAATCCCCCCAAGCATAAGGGGATTCCTAAGGGACGGTAGTCTGATGGCGATACTTTCGCGTATCTCTTGAAGAGCGAGACATCACGGTATCGGGGATGGATTGAGTCGAAATTCTCCCCACACATCATTGCATGGAAGGGACCCTGTTCAACAAATGGGATCTCGGCGACCTTACCACGTCGCATCCGGTAATACCTACTGTTAATGGTGACAAATTCGTTCGATCGGAACGTTTTGCCCGGACTTTGAGTCAAACCAATACCAGTAGACAGTGACAACCATCTATCAAACATCGACTTGTTGGAGCGGAAGAGACCGTCATCACCATTGACTAGAAATCTCTCCACGCCTGCCTGCCTAATGCACCATGCGTTAGTGAGGCACAACAATGGGAAGGACAACAGGGAACCCATCAGTGTTCCACGTTGTTGCTTGATCGAACGATCGGGGTATTCAATGACCCTACCCAACTGACATTCGCGTCTGGCGTAGTCAGCAAGGCACTCCAAGGCTAGGTTACCTGAACGAAGACAGATCTCATAGATCATCTCCCCCTGGAAATCCCCGGCTATAAGGTCTGTAGCAGACTTATAGTCGACGGATACTAGGCGGCGTTGGTCCGATGAATGACCACCCACTACCCAGTCTAGATCGTTCTCTTGAAGGGGTCGGCCAATTAAGGCAAACTCTTTAAAGCCCTTCAGATGTGTGTGCAAAGCAGATTGTAACGGTTGGAGTATCTTTGTCTCCATTGCTGATTTGGTGATGACCCGGATCTTTCCGGCGTCTTGCACACCAACGGCTTGAACATTCGTATGAAAACCGTTGCGGTACCATGCATCGTACCTCGCCTCCGCCCTCCTTCGTAGGAGGACGTTTCCACAAGATGGTTGAAACGCAAATTCCTCGCTAGTTGCATTCCGATGTGGATCTCGAACCGTGGCACCACGGACTGATTGGGAGTAAATCGCCTTGTTCGTTAATGGACAGAGCGGATCCCTACGTTTGTCACGTGCCCAGTTTTTCGGGAAATACCAACTGATAATATCGCGTGCGATATTTTCGGAATCAGCTGATCTCACGATTCGTTGAGAGAGATCAAAACTATGTTTTTCTAAGGCTTGTTGCACAAAATCTTTCGATAATGGGGCAAACCCTCGTTTCATCTGAAGAAGTGATGCTATCACTCGACAAAGTTGACGACCGCGCTGACCGCGCAGAAACTTAGAACGTCTCTCAGAGCATGCGGTGGCTAATCGCCGCTCGATGAAGAAAGCTGTACGAGCCTGAAGAAGGTTTCGCACAGTGGGTCGCAATTCCGGACGATTTATACCGGAAGCCAGGGTACTACTGTAGAAGGTAGTCCATGACTTGTACGACTCAAGAAAATGCAGATCACTTCGGAATGTTCTTATTCCGAAGGAGGTCAGTCCCTCAGCACGTCTTATCAAGGACATGCAGTGGGCTGCACTTTCTCTTACGGAAACTGCTTTTGGGTGTAGTACCCGAGGTGAGTTTCCCATCCGCGTGGGAGCGGATTTCACAGGTCGATTTATACATCTTATCCGAACTGATGACTTCTGTCTTCGAATTTTCAGTGAATTAACACCTTTCATTGAAAGCGCTGTTTGTCGTCGAGATCTCCAAAGGTTAAGACG